GATGAGTAATTTGAGAAAGTTTCATATATTTGATTATCAATATTTGATGGACTAGATGCTAATTGTATAGTGTTATTATCAATTTTATTGACAAAGAAATTTTTTGAAGATATAATATTTGAATCTGAAGAAAGATAAACTTGCTCCCCAGTTATAAAATCATGATCATTGATAGTTAAGTTTGAGGTGGTTGTAAAACCAGATAATGTTGTTGATTTTGATAGATTAGTTGCAGAAATATTGTATGAAGGTATTGATGGAGAAGCAACAATAACATCTGAATTTGAATCATAAACATTTTGCACATCAGTCAAATACTCATTTTTGGCAATAGCACTAGAAATTGTTTTTACAATTCTGCGAATTAAATAAGTTTGTGATAAATTTGTTTGATTTGGATTTAATGATGACGAAACTAAAAATTTATTATCTGTTGAAATTTTTTCAACCTGACCAGAAATAGTGCTATTGTCAATTTTATTGACAAATTCAATAGTATCATTAATTCTTAATTGGTGATTATCATAAGTTTCTATTACAAAATAATTTCCATCATATGTAATTGAAATTGCTTCAAATTTTGTTGAGGTGTTGAAAATCCAAGAATTAAATCTAGAATCATTTTTTTCCTTAATTGCCCCAATACTTTTAATTTCTACTAAATCATCCTTTTCATAATATTGTGTTTCATTAATTGGATTCAAGTTTTCTAATACACCAGTAATTCTCACTTCAATTTTATTGTTACCACTAAAACCATAAGAAACATAAGAAGCTGAAATATCATCTCCTCTACTTTCTGTGGTAATTCCTGAGCAATTTAAAAATTGATTTAATGTTTTATTTTGATATGATATTGTTTTACCATTTATTGACAAGTATCCACTATTTGCAAATCCAACAGTGGAGTCTACAATTAGTGAGGAATAAGCAAGACCAACAATTTTAGTTTTGGGATGAATTGAAAAATTGCCATATACACTTCCATACACAGACAAATCTCTATCATATCCAAAATCTAATCCCAAAGTGTAATAATTCTTACCATTATAAAAATGACTTTCTACATCAGAAACAGAACCATATGCAGTATTAATTCCTAAATTTTTATCATACTCTTGGAATAAGGTATTTCCAGTCAAATCTAAAGGATTTCCTGTTACTGGTTCAACAACAAATTTCTTTAAAACTTTAAAGTTTGTTGCTGATGGTTTAATCAGATAATCCTGAGGTTTGATTGTTTCGGCATCTTCACCAAAAGCAGACTTAAAGAGAATTGAATTTGCCTGGGGTGTTCCCTTTGTTGTGTAAAAATCTTTAGACTGTAGAATAAAGTTTTTTTGATTTAAATTTGCTGGAAAATATACATTTTCAAATCCTGGCGCATATTGCGATTTAATTTTTGTTAAAAACTCTTTTAAAAATAATGTGCTTAGATTTTCAACTTTTTCACCTACAGCATGAGTTTGAATACCAGTAGTTTCAAATGCTAATTGATTTGAGTTACTCAAATAACTGTATGTGGTAATTCCACTAAATCCTCTTATACACCCATCAAAGAAAGTGCTGCCTATGGATGTATATGTGACAATTTCATCATTGACTTTAAATAAACCAAATCTTTCTGGCCAACCGGAAGTATTTTCCACATAAATTGTGGTGTCATTCAGATCAGCAAATTGTGATATAGTTGTGGAATTTGAATTAATTATTTCTGAGGTATAAGTGCCAACCTTCAACAACTGATCAATATTTTTGACAATATTTAAAGGTGAAGAGAAATACTCCTGGGATTCATAATACTGCTTTAAGAACGGTCCAAAGTTTGGATATTCTTCTTGAAGAAAAATTGGGATTTGCCCTTCGACTACAATTTTTGCAGAGGTCCTAGTTTCTATCATATTACCTTGTTATTGATCCGTTAGAAAAACTTGAAGTTCTTGAATAAGAATATCCTGAAGTATCTGTTCCTGAAGAGATTGTATCAGGAATCATAGTTATAGATGTATTATTCATATCAATTTGTAAATATAAATCTTGCAATCCAATAACATCATTTGATTCTGGCACTGCTTCAATTTGAATAATATTTGTTGGATTTGATATTTCGGTTGATACTATATTTAATAGACTTAAAATAATCTCTCCCTTTGAATAATCAATTGTTCCTGTAGATCTTTTAACTATCTGATATTCGGTATCGGATAGTTTCTTAAATACAAAAATTGTTCCTTTTTGATTATTGGATGGATCTGGATAATCTGAGAGATATAAATCTCCAGATATTCCATCTAATTGAAATGCACTCGATTTTATATTAAATGGAGTTTTATTACCACTGACATCATACTTGAGATGAAATGAATTACCAAAACATATTTCATAATCTGCAAAGGTATTTAATACAACTCTCAAATCTCTTCTCATTTTTACAAGAGTTATATTTGAAGTAATAGCAGAATCAACATCATCAATTGCTTTAAGTAATTTGCTATATTTCAATCTGCTACCAAAATTATTCACATCTGCAGATTTTGCATATGTGTTTAAAGAGTTTGTAATATTGGTTCTTAAAGTATCTACAGAATTTGTCAAATTTGAGTTGTAGTATACTGAAGAAGTAATCTCAACGAATAAGTATTTTATATCTGTAATTTGTGGAATAATACCAGCAACTGAATATTTCTTTAAATCCTTGATTATTGATCGTTTAGTATAATCGGAGATATAATTGTAATTTTTGGGTTTGATGGTAATGAATACTTTTCCATATTGTGGTGGAGATAAATCTTCGCCACCAAATGCGGATACAGATTCTGCTTCTGGAAAAATTTTATGCACCAAAGCTTCATAATCACTGGAGGTTACTGCACGATTCTGAGTTGAATATGTGCGAGGTGCATAATTTCTAACTGAAGATGTGCTCTCAATATCATCACCACCAGAAGATGATATTGTTGTTGCTAAATTAGATATGCCAATATTTACGGTTTGTTGATTGTTATCAACTATTTTTCCGGAGAAAGAAAAGGAAGAAACTCCATTTGCAAGTTTTCCATTCGTTACAATGTATGTTGCTGAGATAATATTACCATTTTGAAGATTCTTGCCAAAGGTGCCATCTCCAAACAATACTTCATATCTTTGATCTTCAATTTCTTGAATCAAGAATATGTTGCTTGTAGAATTTACGTTTGAGATATTATCAACTAAATTGTAAGTATATGTCGTTGCATCAGTTGCACTATTTCTTATCTTAACTCTAAGAGTAGAAGTATCAATTCCGTTATTGTTTAATATAAATCTTTGATTGTAAAGTGCTGAATTATATGTAAATGTTTGAGTAATTAAGAATCCTTCATAAATTTGAATATCATTAAAACTAGCAATTCTATTAACAACAGGTACTGTAATATCTTCTGGAATTGAAAATGTATAACTTTCTGATCCAAATACATTTGATACTGCACACACACCTGCTTTGAGTGTCAGTGTAAGAGGTTGTATTGATGCTCCTGATGTATCGACTATAAAAGAAACAAATGCCTTTGAAGAGGTCTTTGACCTAGGTACATAACCAATATTACGTGCAAGAGAGACTACATTTTCTCTGAGAGTTGCACTATCAATAAAAACCTCATTTGCAATCATGTTTGCGTTAAAGGAATTCAAGTAAGTATTGTATGCTAAAATATCGATAATTGCAGATAAATTAGATCCTTCGTAGTCAAAATCAGTAAAATCTGAATTTGCTCTTAGATAATCTTTAATCGAAATCTTAATCTGATCAAAATCTAAATTTGAAAAATTTATCTGTGGCATCTATCGTACCGTCTGGAGTACAAAATTTAATCTTTGTGGAGCAATTGTTGCTCCTACGATATTGTAATCAATTAATACATCATATGAATCCTGATCGAAATCTGGAGTAACATTAATTGTGTTTATTTCAACTCTTGGTTCGAAGTTAGTAATCACATTTCTAATTTCAGACTCAATTGATGATGTAACTCTGGTGTCTAGAATTTCAAATAGAGATGAACTTAATTGTGTACCAAGAAGAGAATTAAAAGGTCTCTCTCCCATCAGAGTCAAAACTAAATTTCTTAATGATCTATTAATCGCATTTACGTTTGTGAGCGTTAAAATGTCATGAGTAATCGGATGAGCCTTAAAAGAAAGGCTCACATCCTTAAAATACCTAGAAACATTCTCTAATGCCACAAAAATATACAAATACTGACTTATTTATATGCCAAAAATAGGCTCTGTGCCATATTCCCAATCATCATAGTCATCATCATTGCGAATTTTCTCATGAATTTCTTTTTGAATATGAAAATCATGTCTTTTTGGAGTCATATCATCATGATTTATTTCACGAAGCATTCTCGGTGCTCCATAATCAGTAATCAAATGAGTTGTGCCCCAT